TATGCCGCTGTTTGGGGTTCCCGGATTTATTGACAGGTTTTAGGGAGGTGTGGCTATGGCTTGGCTTGCTGCTGCTGCTCCTGTTATTGGGAGCGTTATTAGTGGTTTGCTTGGTAGAAAAGGCGCTCAGGACCAGAATGCGGCCCAGATCGCTTCCGCTCGTGAACAGATGGCGTTCCAAGAACGGATGAGCAATACCGCGCATCAGCGCGAGGTTGCCGACCTGAGAGCGGCCGGCCTCAATCCGATTTTATCGGCTACGGGTGGGGCCGGTTCGAGTACGCCGAGTGGTGCGCAGGCTTCGATTGTCAACGAAATGGAGCCCGCGATGAGTTCGGCGTTGAGAGTGCGCGAGTTCGCGCAGAGCCTTAAGAATTTGAAAGCGACGGAGAACGCTACAAAGGCTCAAGAGAATGCCGCGAATATGGTCGCGCTGAAGACGCGATTCGAGGCTAGTTCCGCCGAGTATCAGAGTCAGATGGATCGACAAATGGCGGACAAGTTTGATGTTTTGTTGTCGCAGCAAGTCGCGAATTCCGCGAATGTGCTACGGGAGCAGGATGCAAACTTGAGTAAGTTGGAGCTGGACAAGAAATTGAATGAGAGCCAGCTAGGACCGATTGCTCGGTTTTTGGAAAGGTTCATGGGTACTGGCACGAGTGCGAGCCAGATTTTGAGGAATTTAGACGCGCCGCGGCGCGGGAGGTAGTTATGGGAGCTTTAAGGAATGGACGGTCGGAGCGTTCGCGTGTGACGCTAGAGACGCCGCCCGATGCGACTGGCGCAAAGCAGTCGATGAAGGATGAGTGTGACATCAATACGATTATGGCCCGCTATGTGAAGACTGGCACGATTGAGCATTTCAATCGGCACTCGGGTTCGTATGGTCACGTAGATGCTTTCAGTTATCACGAGGCGTTGACGATCGTGAAGAAAGCAGAGGATATGTTCGCAGAGCTTCCGGCGCAGGTGCGGAAGCGTTTTGCCAATGACCCTGAAGGGTTCTTGGCGTTTGTGCAGGATGAGAAGAACCTGCCAGAGATGCGAAAGTTAGGTTTAGCGATGCCTGAGAAAGCATCGCAGGTTGCTCCCGCTTCGGGGGAACAAGTTCCCCCTCCAGGGGGAGCTGCAGCGAAGTCTTCGACTTCGAAAGAGGGGGGGAAGGACAAGGGGGGAGACTGACTTACTTCCGTAGTTAGAAGGAAGGTGTCAGTCAGCACAGTTACATCAAGAGAGGACTGTGCAGGGGGAGCCCGGTGGGCTCCCCTTTTTTGTTTCCGCTGTAGATTCGCGCGTTCGAGAAGAGTCGCACGTTTTAGCAGCGGAGGAAGACGGGGGGAGAAGAGGGCCCGTTTGTTTTTACACACATTTTTGTGTGATTTGGCTGGGACGATGCAATAGGTTATATTGGTATTGCGTTGCGTTTTCACCCAAAGAGAGGAATAGAAATGGACCATTTCAAGATTTTGAGCGGATTGGAGTCGCGAAAGAAGCGACAAGAGGAAGCCTTGGCTCAGACAATTGAGCACATCGCACTTGTCAAGCAGGCGATCAAGGCGGAGGATTCCCAGGTCCCGTTACCGATACCACCTAGGGAGAAAGGGAAATGAAGAGACAGAAGATGGCGCGCCGACGCTCGAGGAAGGACTTCTCGAAGAAGAGCGGTGTTCATCCGAAGAACACGCGCGCAGCGCCGATGCGCGGCGGTATTCGTTTGTAGATGCCGTGTTATCACCCGATGCGCGCATGGAGGGGCCCTAGTGGCCCCTCCGGTCGTTTAGGGATCACCTTTAATGCAAGAGAGGCTCGAGGCGCGGAGCTCGCGCTGCCCTGCGGGCAGTGCGTTGGATGCCGGCTAGAGAGATCTAGACAATGGGCCGTGAGGCTGATGCACGAGGCGCAATGCCATCGTGCGAATAGTTTTTTGACGCTTACGTACGATAACGAGAACTTGCCCGCAACGGGCAGTTTGAATAAGAAGCATTTTCAGGATTTTATGAAGCGCTTGCGTAAGCGTATCGGCAGACCACTACGTTTTTTCCACTGCGGAGAATATGGTGACAAGTTTGCACGGCCTCATTATCATTGTTGTTTGTTTGGGTGGGACTTTCCTGACCGCGTGTTTTACCGCGAAGCGAACTCGATTCGGCTTTATACATCGCCTTTGCTTACGGATGTTTGGGGTTTTGGCTATTGCGTACTTGGTGACCTTACTTTTGAGTCTGCTGCGTATACTGCGCGCTATTGCATGAAGAAGATCACCGGGCCGCCGGCCCAGGATCACTATCTTTGTGTTGATAGAGAAACTGGAGAAATTCTCCAGGATGAGGACGGAAGTTTGCGCAGACGACTACCGGAGTACGTTACGATGAGCAGACGCCCAGGGATTGCTACTAAATGGTATGAGAAATATGGCGATGACGTTTTTCCGGACGACGAGGTAATTGTCCGGGGAAAGTCGAGTAAGCCACCGCGTTTTTATGACAATTTGTTGGAACGGGAGGATATTGCCTTATACGAAAAGATTAAACGAAAGCGTTTTTCAGACGGCGCCAAACGCGCCGAGGATAATACTCCTGCAAGACTTTTCGAGCGGGAGTTGTGTGTTAAGAGTCGCGTGAAGCGACTAAAACGTGGAGTTGATAGTGAAATTTAAGGCTTACAGTATTTTTGATGAGAAGGCCAAGGCCTTTTTACCGCCGTTTTTTCTGCACAATGAGGCAGTGGCGGTGAGAGCGTTCGCGGATTGCGTGAATAACCCCGAACATCAGTTCGGGAAGCATCCGACGGATTATACGCTGTTTTGTTTGGGAGGTTTCGACGATACCACCGGATCGTTCGAAGATCTGGGGTGTACGTTGGTTGTTGCTGGCGTTCAGATTAAGGGGGTCGCATGAAGATTCAAAGTGTAATGCAGCATTCGTTCGCGCAGGTTCCGCGCGCGGAAATTCCGCGCAGCTCGTTCGACCGTTCACACGGTTATAAGACGACCTTTGACGCGAGTCTTTTGATTCCGATTTTCTTGGACGAGGCTTTGCCCGGCGATACGTTTAATTTGAAGATGACGGGCTTTGCTAGAATGGCGACCCCGATTTTTCCGATCATGGATAATTTATTCATGGATACGTTTTTCTTTGCGGTTCCGTTCCGTTTACTTTGGGAGAATTGGGAAAGATTTTGTGGTGAGCGTTCGCCTAACACGGACAGCTCAATCGACTTTGTAATACCGATTGACACTGTTCCGTCTGGCGGATGGGACGTTGGAACGGTTCAAGATTATTTCGGCGTGCCGCCGAATACAGACAATCTTGAGATCTCGGCGTTGCCGATGAGAGCATATACGCTGATTTGGAACGAGTGGTTTCGCGATCAGAATATGCTAAATGAGATTAGTGTGCCTTTGGGCAATGGGCCTGATAATTGGGGTCAGTACGCACCGCGACGGCGCGGTAAGCGCCACGATTATTTTACGTCGTGTCTACCGTGGCCGCAGAAGGGAGATTCGGTGCAGCTGCCACTCGGCAGTAACGCACCGGTTATATCGGCCGGAACCGGGATTCCGACGTTTGACGTTGCGAACGTCACTAATTCACCGCTACAAAGCGTGAATCCGTCGAATGCGGTGTTGTGGGCTGGTACGGCGAACGCGGCCGATCAAGCAGAGTGGAACACCACGAGTTTAGAGGCGGATTTGTCGACGGCGACGGCCGCGACGATTAACCAGTTGCGGCAGGCGTTTGCGGTTCAGAAGTTATTGGAGAGGGATGCTCGTGGAGGTACCCGTTATACAGAGATTGTTCGCGCACATTTTGGTGTGGTATCTCCAGATGCGCGGCTCCAAAGACCAGAATATCTTGGTGGTGGTTCGAGCCCTGTCAGTATTAATCCGGTTGCGAAGACGGCTGAGAATTTGGACGATATGGGTGACCCTATCGGGACGCCGCAGGGCAATTTGGCGGCGTTTGCGACGGCTACGCTGCGCAATCATGGGTTCACTAAGTCGTTTACGGAGCATTGTTTGATTATCGGCCTCGTTAACGTACGAGCCGATTTAACGTATCAGCAAGGCTTGAATCGTATGTGGAGCCGACAGACGCGCTATGACTTTTACTGGCCGGCTTTGTCGCACATTGGCCAGCAAGCCGTGTTGGCGCGTGAGATTTTCGCTCAAGGCACGAGCGATGATGACAGTGTGCTCGGCTATCAGGAGCGTTACGCGGAATATCGCTCTAAGCCGTCGATGACTACGGGATCGATGCGCATCATTGTGTCCGGGAGCTTGGACGCGTGGCACT